GTCGTCAAACTGTCGGCAGAAACCTCTGAGTTCCGGGCGGACCTGGGCCGCACGGCGCGGCTGCTGGACCGCCACGCGAACGACATGAAGGCCAACTTGCAACAAGTGGCCAGTGTCGCCAAGACCGCCTTTGCGGTGGCCATAGGCGTGACGTCTGTCTCCGCGTTGCGCGATTTCATCACCCACACCATCGAAACCGCGGCTGCGCTGCAGGGCTTATCTGAGCAGACCGGCGCGAGTGCCACTGCCTTGTCCGGCTTTGCACCGGTGGCCACCATCTCTGGCACGGCCATGGAAGCCATCGGCGGCAGTTTGGCCAAGCTCTCCAAAGGCCTGGCCGGCATCGATGACGAGGTGGCGGGTGCAACCAAGGCGTTGCAGTTCCTGGGCATTGGGGCCAAGGACGCCAGCGGCAACCTGCGTGACCCGGCCGAGGTCATGAACGATGTGGCCCTGAAACTGGCCGAGTTCGAGGACGGCGCGGGCAAGACCGCCATCGCCATGGAGCTCTTTGGCAAGTCGGGCGCGGCCATGCTGCCGTTCCTGAAGGACCTGGCCGAGAACCAGGATCTGAACATTCGCCTGACAGCGCTGCAGATCGAGGAAGCCGACAGGGCCTCCAAGGCCTTCTCGCGCATGAAGGCCGAAACCGACTTCGTGGCGCAAACGCTGGTGACCTCGGCAATTCCGTCCATGAGCGTGTTGGCAAGTGAGCTTAAAAACGTCTTCTTTGGCACTGACAACGCGGTGGTTGGTATTCAGCGCCTGCGCAGCGATGGGACGCTCACCACCTGGGCCGAGAACACCGCCTATGCGCTCGCCGTGGTCATCGACTCGTTGCGGGTGATTGGCGTCACCATCAAGTCCGTGGTCGGCAGCTTCCAGGCGGTTTGGGCAGACATTGAGCTGGCCGGCACATTTCTGGCTGGCGGCGAAGGCCTGAACCCATTCTCCGAAGAAAACCGTGCCCGCCTGAAGGCGGCTCTGGACAAGCGCAATGCCATCGTCGAACAAGCCAACCAGAACTACGTCGACCTCTGGAACATGCCGCTGCTGGCGGATGCCGTCACCAAGCGGTTTGAAGACATCCGCAATGGCACCGATGCAACCAACGCTGCCACACAAGCGGCACAGCCACGCAGGCGCCTGAACTACAGCACGGCCACCACATCCGTCACGGCCAATGCCATGGCGGGGATTGATAGCGACCTCAAACGCCTGCAGGGCCTGGTCGATGTGGAGGCTGGCATCCTGAAGGACCGCCAGCGCATCATTGATCTCTATGAGGGCCAGGGCTACCTGAGCTACAAGGAGGCCAGCGACGTCCGACTGGCCGCGCAGGAAGATTTCACGCAAAAGCTGAGCGCACTATCAGCCGATGAGGAAGCCATCCTGCGCCGCGGCCTTGAGACGGTGGCCAAGACCACCCAGGACAAGCTCAAGCTCCAGGACAAGTTGGCTGAGATCACATTGAAGCGTCAAAAGCTCGAGCGCGAGGCCCAGCAATCCAACCTGGAGCGTCAGATTCGCCTGCCCGGCGAATCGCTGAAAGACCTGCAGGAGCAAGCAGCGCGCGGTCAAAATGAACTGCGCGCCGTCGAAGATCAAATCAAGACCCTGCGCGAGACGGGCGCCATCAGTGAGCTCGACTCTCTACGGCGTCTGGCCTCGGCACGCCAGGAAAGTGCCAACCAGCTCGCCACACTGGCCCAGCAAGCGCGTGCGCTGGCAGAAGCCGCCCCCGGCAACGAAAAACTGGCCGACGCGCTCAAGAAAATTGAGGAAGCCGCACGTCAAGCCGCGGGCGGCGCCACACTGCTGGCCCAACGTGCCAAGGAACTCTCTGACCCCGAGGCAGGCTTTGCCAAGGGGCTGCGATCGGTGGCCGAGGAAGCTGAGCAGGTTGGCAAACAAATGGAAGCGGCCACCACCCGTGCTTTCAATGGCATGACCGACGCTCTGGTTAACTTTGTGATGACCGGCAAGCTGGACTTCCGGTCGCTGGCCAACTCCATCATCTCGGACCTCATTCGCATCCAGATTCAGCGTGCCATCACCTTGCCCCTGGCCAAAGCCATGAGCAGCTTCTTTGGCTTTGCCGATGGCGGTGTCATGACTGCCGCAGGGCCCATGGCGCTGCGCACCTACGCCTCCGGCGGCATTGCCAACTCGCCGCAGTTGGCGCTCTTTGGTGAGGGCTCTCGCCCTGAAGCCTATGTGCCACTGCCCGATGGTCGCTCGATTCCGGTGACCATGAATGGCACGGGTGCTGGTGGTGATGTGTTCAACATTTCGGTGAGCGTCACACAAGCCGGCATGGCTAGCAGCGGGGATGACCCGGGTGGACGCGACCTGGGGCGCGCCATTGCCAGTGCCGTGCGCCAGGAACTGCTTGCGCAAAAACGCGCGGGTGGCTTGCTGGATGCCAGAAGGGCCACATAAATGGCCATGTCCACATTTACCTGGAACCCTTCTGTGGGTGCCAGTGTCACCACACGCCCCAACGTGCGCCGAGTGTCTTTTGGCGACGGCTACGAGCAGCGCCTAGCCTTTGGCATCAACACGCAGCCACAGGTCTGGTCGCTGGAGTTCCGAGGGCGAACCAGCACTGAGGCAGCAGCAATCGATGCCTTCCTGCGCGCACGCGGTGCCGTGCAGGCCTTTGACTGGACCCCGCCTGGTGGGTCAGCTGCCAAGTTTGTGTGCGAGGAATGGAGCCGCTCGGTGGATGAGCCCAATGTCGAGTCGGTGCGGGCTACTTTTAAGCAGGTGTTCGATTTGTCATGACCGCCACTGCCATCACCGCAGAAATCCAGAAGCTCGCACCCAGCAGCGTGATCGAACTGTTTGTGCTTGATCTGGCCCTCTTTGGGCAAGGCCCAGTGCGCTTTCATGCCGGCACCAATGCCCTGCAGCAGCGCGTGGTCTGGCAGGGCAACGCGTATGTCGCCTTCCCCGTGGAGGTGGAAGGGTTCGAATTCAATGGCAATGGCCAGGTGCCCAGGCCCCGCCTGCGGGTGGCCAATGTCACTGGCACGATCACCGCACTGGTGCTCACGTACCAGGACCTGGTGGGCGCCAAGCTCACACGCAAGAGGACGCTGGCCAAATACCTGGATGCGGTGAATTTCCCCGATGGTGTGAATCCAAGCGCTGACCCGACGGCAGAGTTTGCCGATGACGTCTTCTACGTGGACCGCAAGTCGCGGGAGACCCGTGACGTGGTCGAGTTCGAACTGGCAGCTTCCTTTGACCTGGAAGGCGTGACCCTACCTCGCCGGCAGATTGTGCAAAACGTCTGCCCGTGGCGCTACCGGGCAAGTGAGTGCGGCTACACCGCCGCCAACTACTTCAACGCCAACGATCAATCAGTGACCACCAGCAGTCAGGATGTCTGTGGCAAGCGCCTGTCCTCGTGCCAGGCGCGGTTTGGGCAGCATGCAGAGTTGCCGTTCGGAGGCTTTCCGGCGGCTGGGCTAATTCGATGATGTCTCCAGATTCGCAAGCCCTGGCGTTGACCCACGCCCAGGAGGCGTTTCCGCGTGAGTCGTGTGGCTTGCTCGTGATCCGCAAGGGCCGTGAGGTGTACTGGCCTTGCCGCAACATGGGCGTGGGCACCGACCAATTCGTGCTCCACCCTGAGGACTACGCACAAGCCGATGAGCAGGGTCAGATCGTTGCCGTGGTGCACAGCCACCCGGGCCTGCCGTGTACGCCAAGCCAGGCCGACCGGGTCGCGTGCGAGGCCAGTGGCTTGCCCTGGCACATCGTGAGCATTCCCAGCGGCGATTGGACCAGCATCCAGCCGACTGGCTACGCCGCACCCTTGGTGGGCCGTGAGTGGTCGCACGGGGTGCTCGACTGCTACGCCCTGGTGCGCGACTGGTTTCGCTGTGAGTGTGGCATTCACTTGCCCAACTTCACGCGCTTTGACGATTGGTGGAAGCGCGGCGAGAACCTCTACCTAGACAACTTCGCCCAGGTGGGTTTTGGAGTTGTCGAACCCGATGAACTACAGACGGGAGACTGCTTGCTGATGCAAGTGGCGTCCCCCGTCCCCAACCACGCAGCCGTGTACCTCGGCGACGGACTGATCCTGCACCACTTGCAGGGCCGGCTCTCCAGTCGCGATGTTTACGGCGGTTATTGGCAAAAAATCACCACCCACACTCTTCGCTATGGTCACGGTCATTCTTCTAGGTGAACTCGGGCGCCGCTTTGGCCGCCGGCACAGCCTGGCCATTGCCTCGGCTGCTGAGGCCATCCGGGCGCTCACCGCCAATTTCCCGGCCTTCGA